TCACACCAACAGACCGACTGATTTGACGGAACTTGACGTCCGCAAATGCTGGGTCACCGGTAATCATGGTCATAGAGTTGGTGCAGCCAAACACAAGGCTGTTTGTACCTACCGGGATCAGAGCCTTGATGTTGTCGCCGATTTGACCAAACTCTGTGCCGGACGACCCTGCAATAGCTTCAACCTCTGTGCCTGCCCCAAAGCCAGGTGTCCAGTCGAACGGATCGTTGATCTTGCTCATGAACCAGTTGGTTGGTGCTGATTTGATACCTGACAGCACCATGCGAGCGCCGAACTGTCGGATCAATTGTGCACGGTAGGTTGTGCCGCCTTGGTCTGCGCTAACAGTTTTGTATGGACCAATCCACTGGCTAATTTTGGCGGGTGACACGCTCAGGTCTACTTTCACATACTTCGTGCCATCGGTCATGTAGACGTAGTTGTGAGGGGCGTTGTCTAAACCCCCAGTAAATGTTGCTGTTCCAAAGGAGGCTTCCGAAGACGTTTCAGCAACTGTTGTGTTGCCAGCCAGTCCAGCCACACGTTGCGTAAATGTGACAGTTGCACCGCTGGCCTCTGCGATAATTGTGCCGTTGTGTCTGTTGGCGATGTTGGTGGCAGTCCCGGCAGGACTGCCTCCAATCTCAAACTCTTGGTTTGTGGCAGTTGCGCCCTCTGCTACTTTTGCGGTGTAAGTTTTTGTAACCGGAGTCGAAGCATTGTCTGTAAGAGTGAACGTCTCGTCAGCGTTCATGACATCTGTCAACGTAAGGACTACTTTTGCCCTCTGCTCTCCGCTGGCTATTTCGTCCGCACGACCAACATGCTTCATGACGGCAATTTCAACTTCAGCGTCGTTGGTAAATACTTGGTTTGTGCCGGCAGTGCCTCCCGTGAAATCAGGCAATGCCTCAACCACTTGGCTTGACGGTGCAGCCGCCCTAGGCTGCAAAGTGATGTCTGTGCTCTCCGAGTCATAAAAAGCACTGAAAGCATTTCGACCAGTAGTGTCAACGGCAGTGGCCTGCACCGGGTCGCCCGTCAGGTCGGTCACGAAGATTTTGCCGTCAGACACATAAATGAGCTGACGCTTCAAGACAGGTGACGTCCCACCTTTGTCAACAAACGACTCGGTGGTGGTCATGGCTTGAATAGATTTTCCCGTGTTGCCGATTTGCAAGAACCCTTGGCGTGTGCCAACCCGACGACGCCCATCGAAAGCGTCGAACGGGTAAACATTTTCACACCGTTTTGTAAATCCTTCTGCCGCTTGGCGGAAGGACAAAGAGTCGGTGAGACCCTGAATCGGAATGGGAAGACGAGAGTATGCCATTACGGAAGAGTGCTCTCTGAACCATTCATAAAGTTCCTTCCGCTATCCCCACGGAAGAAAGTCAAAAGTGGTGGAGTATCACCGCCAAGTAGTCCAGTGCTTGTGAGATCAACAGAGTCAGTGCCAGAGTTGTTTCTCAGATCATGGTTGACTGCAATGAACAAATCAACTGAACTGTTAGGAATTGCTACGGTTCGTGTAACCAACCCTGGGGTTGTACCGCCGTTGAGGTCTTCGTCAAAAAGAGTGGCTTTACCAGTAGTTCCGTCAGCAGAGGTGTACGAAAGAATTCGATATGTAATGTCCCCTCTGAAAGCTACAAGGTTTAGTTGTGCAAAGATAGTGCCGCTGTTGGCAGGAATCTTTACAAAATGTGGGTTGGTAACATCATTTGTGCTTTGTGTTTCTGGATCTGTGTCTGTACCGCTTGCTTTTACCAACGTGAAATTCGCTCCCACGTTATCTGGGTCAAACACGTTCAGCTTACGAGCATTGTCTCCATCAGAGCCAGAAAGACGAACCAAACGGCTAGTTTCGTCGTTACCATTGATGTTGGAAGCTCCAGTGCATGCAAAGGTAAAGTTTGCCACCTTGGTAAGGCTAATGGCTTCAACCTCGTCTTTACGCAACACTGACGCAGCGTTTGTGATACGACCAGTTACATCAATCTCTGCATCGGCGAACGTGCCTTTGCCTTCAGCAGTGATGTTGCCTTGAGCAGCGATGTTGCCGGCGTAGTCGATCTCTGCAAGATTTCCTGACGTGCCGTTCTTTACAACGGAAATTGCTTTTTGTGAAGCACCTACTGCGCTGTTACCGGCAAGCTCTAGTTCTCCAATCATCGACGTACCACTGCCGGAAACTTTTGCACGGAAGTGTGGATCGTCTAAGTGATGAGTGGCATCCGCACCACTGTCTGTGTTGTTAGGGGTTGTAGCAGACCGGACAACGCCGAAGTTAGATGGGTCTCCGTGGTTTGGTGTGTTGCCCAAATTCAAAGTTTTGACGAACACTGACGAGCCTTGTGCAATCTTGAACAGATCAGTCCCGTCCGCTTCTTGCACTCGCATGATTGGGTTGTCGGAGTTACCAGATGCTGTAACCCTGAGCGCCGTATCGGTTACGCCATCGTCATCAACCGGCACAATCGACACGTTACCTGAGTGATCAACGGTCAAGCCTTTGCCGACATGGCCCACATCAGGTTGCACCTGAAGCAGGTCGCCGCCAGAGTTGTCGTCGTCTTGATCTGCTTGCCCGCAGACAGACAGAACCACGTCTGCGGTTTGTCCGCGACTTTCGATTGCTACCAACGCAGCCCCGTCAGAAGACTCGTCATCAGACACTTTGAAGATGTCGTTGCCTAAATTGTCTTCAACCACAAAGATTGGGACGGACTGACCAGACGCACCAGTAACGGTGAGAGGCGTGTTGCCAGCGGGCTGCACCCCACCCATCTGGGTCTTGGAGTACCCAGGCATGTAGTAGAATCGACCGTCTACGTCTGCTTTCAAGGTGGCCCAGTTGTCGGAGCCATTGCCGATGACGATGTATCCGCCCGTTGTGCCAGATGGCTGAACGATGAGCACCTCGCCGTCAATTGGAGTAATTGCAGCGTTAGCATGGGAGGCATCAAATTCAGCCTCTGTACCCCTGCGGAGCTGGATTTTGATTGCCATCAGTCAAGTTCCTTCAGGATTTTGGCTTTGAGCCAATCGACAATGGGTCGCCCAACCCACATTCCGGCGATGAAGGCCCCGGACACGACGAGCAGGGAGGCAAGAACATCAGAGAACGAATACGGCATAGTTTCAAATCCTTCAGGTTGATTCCAAATACCAGCGTTGCCACCCCAACTGTCCCGATGATCAGCACCAGGGTCCACAGGTAGGTCAAAGCTTCCGCCAGCAATACATTCAGGACAATAAGTCCAATACCAGTCAGCAGGGGTATCCACCCCTTGATTCCCCGGCTGATGAACAGCAACACCGCCCCGCTCATCAGACACAGCCCCCCCGCCCAACGAAAGGGCTCCAGAGCTGCTAGCGCTGGGTCTGAGACCTGTTCCGGACTCAGCCCCACTTGGGGCAAAGTAAAACCCAGGCCACCACCACCAGTGGTCTGACAGCCTAGAAGTAGCAATGTCCAGAAGTAACGGTTCATTTCTCAGTCTTTCCTTCTAGTCTGGCAATACGCTGTTCTACGCTTTGGGTTCGTGTTTCGAGCAGTCTCACTGCTTGATCCAAACGGTCTACGGCATGCCGCAGCGACTCTATGGCAGCCTTTACTTGAGCCGCACCAAAGATGATTCCGACGATGATTGAGGCTGGAGTAGCCCATGCGTCAAGGTGTTCCATCACTTCTTCTTCTTTCTACGGCGACCACTTGCGGTCACGGCGTACTCGACCCTGGAGGGCCCGGTCTTACGGGCAGCAGCAGACCGCTTCTCTGCCGCTGTCATGCGTTTGGCGACCTTGGCTGGCCGGCATGCTGGGTACGGACGCTTGCCCTTCTCCTTGCCTGAACGGCCACACTTCTTGCCGGTCTTAATGTCCCGCCAATCTTCCTTGAACCACTTTGTCAAACCGCCTTGGGGCTTTGCCATTACGAACGCCTCCGTCTAGGAAATAAACTGAGAATCCCAACAACAGGCAAGACCCCGGCCTCGGGGATCGGCGTATACTCATCTCCCCCAAATCCCCAATCAAAAAGGAGCATCTCTTGTCCACTTTCATCGAAAGCAACGACTGGGTCGAAGACGAAGTCATTCTCTTGGACGGACTGGAAAAAGCTTTGATAGGGATAGGAGAGCAGCATGGGGGCGTCGGGCAGGTAGCTACTTACAGCGTCCGAAAAATACTGGACATCTTGATGACCAGAGACAAGCTGTGTTGGGAATGCGCGTTTGAGCACTTCAGCTTCAACATCGCTGGCCTCGGCTGTGGGGTCAAGACTCCCATCCTCGTCCACGACATCGAGCCCAACGACGCCATCCGGCACAGCGACTCCTGTAGCTGCTGCGACGGAGCCAATTGTTGTTGATAGCCCAAGGGCAAAGTCCAAAGACTCCTTGCCGGCGAGTGTAGAAACGACAGTAAGAGCCAACGTGAGACGCTGGTTCTTGGCGCTGATTTCTTTGCAGCGGCTTTCGCAATCTGAAAGCTGCTTCTTTTCTTCAGCCTGTCGCTTCTGACACTCGGGACAAGTCATCATCGGTATCCGCCACCACGCTTCTTGTATGTGCGAACCAGCCACGCATTTGCATACGCAGATGGGTACACATCAAACTTACGCTTGGCCTCCGCCTTCACCCGGCTGTACAAAGCTGGGTTAGTGGGCTTCGGCCCCGACTTCTTTTTGGCCTTCTTCTTGGCCATTACTTCTTCTTCTTCTTGGCCAGGATCTTCTTGCCGAAAGCAGTGTTGCCAAACTTCTTGGCTCCAGCTTTCTTAGCACCAGTTTTCTTGCCCATTGCTTTCTTGCGTCCACGCATTACAAACCTCGTCTTTCTTTGACGTACGACAAAAATTCAGGCCCCAGCTTGTCGTAATAGCCTGTGGCCTCTAACAGTTCTGATATTCGATTAACAACGGTGAGACGCTGGATAAACACCAGTGAGTACGCCTCATCCAACAGCTTGCCCCAATCGTCCGGATCAAGACTGGGATCATCAGGGTCTTCGTCGCCAGCAATAAACGGCATCAACACCAGGTCCAACTCTGGCAGCAGATCCCTGTTGATCTGCTTGCACCATTCGTCCAGACCGTCTGACTCTTCTTCAGAGACAGCAACGATCACAAGTTCATACTCGTCGTCCCAAGTTTCCAGGATGTCGAGCACGTCCTGATCGCCACCCACCAGGACTTTGCACTGCCCGCCCAGCCAAGCTTTCTTGGCAAACGGACATGGCTTGTTGCCGCTGTAGTAATCACTGGGTACGTCCAGATAGTTCACCACCCAGTTGTGGATTTCTTTGATCACGGTCTCGGTGTTGAAGTCGGCTGTCGTCATAGAGCACCAGCCAAATCGTCTGCAACCAGGTTGCCGTTCAAGTCCAAATCCAAGTCGCCGGCCAGCTTCTGGTTGTGTATACCCATCAAGCCAAACGCAGGCTTCAGAACTCTGTAAATGTGACCAGCCGAGAAGTTTGACGTGAGGCCATACTTTTCTGCCAAGTAGCCCTCTATACGCAATCTTTCTTTTGTTCTAAGTGTTGCACCACCCACAAGCACCTCGGCAATGTCGCCAGTCATGGGCTGGCCACCTACTGCTGCGGCTCCCAAATCTAGCACGCTGCTGTTTGAAATGCTGCCTGTGTTGGTAGTGCCTGTAGTGGTGCTGGCTGTGCCATCTACGAAACCACTGCAAGTGCCAGACACTCTAGATGCTGTGACCATCACAAAAGCGGTCCTAGACCAGTTGCCGGCAGACTGCTTTGGAATGTTTGTAGAGCCACCCATTCTAAACTGCAATACACCGGCAGCAGTAGTTGCCAGCCCAAACTCTGAATTGCCCTTCTCGAAAAAGAACTGAGCACCACTGTCATCTGTTGATTTGAAAACAGCAGCCATCCAGATATCGCCAGTGCCAACGTCAAGAGCGGCAACGTCGCCATCACTCAAGATGTCGTTGGTCCCGTCGAATCTAACGACCGGCTTGGCGTTCAGCTCTCTGGTTTGCAAAGTTGGCTGACGCGCTGATACTACTTGGTTGGCAGTGTTGCCATTACCGCTAGAGTCTGCCCAAGAAGTGACAGCATTACCATCCGAACCAGAGATGGAGTCAGCCTTGAACCAGGCGTGCAGCTTGCCAGCCTTCAAGTTGGATGGGGTCCAGCCTGCCATTAGGTGTACGCCACCATGACTTTGATATTGGTGTTCGTGCCGGCAGCAGAAACTTTTGCCCGCATGAATGGGAAGATGGTAACGCTGTAGCCCTCAAGAATGTCGGAGCCAACACGAGAGACTTCTTTGACATCAACAAAGTTTGTGCCGTCGATAGACCCTTGCAGCTGAACTGTTGCAGTGCTGTCAGAGATATCGAAGGTACATACGCCACTGAAGGCGTTGTTGAAGTTGCGAACTGCATTCGTATGATCTGGGTAGATCGTAAATGTGCTGCCCGTTACGGCATCACTTTGATCAGTCAGGTCCATGAGTGTAAGTCGTTTATGTGCCATTATTTTACTTTCCGAAAGTTGGGGTTAGTGTTAGACGGCTTGAGAGCCCACCCTCAAGCAATTGATCCAGGCCGTCTTTTCTCTTTTCAAATCTGGCCAAAGGTCGGTATTCCTTGTACTGATGCGATGCTGGCAACTGACCTTCTGCTCCAAACTTGTGTGCGTACCAGCCTTGCAGCCTGCTTCTTTCGCTTTCAGATGGAACGTAGTTCAAGATGACAAGGTCGCCAATCGTGCCTTCAAACTGGTTACGAGTGTCAATCCCACTGCCGTTGTCGTCGCCCAGTGCAAGAGATTCATCGTTGTCAAATACTGTTGCAGGCTCATCCTCAATGGTGGCAACAGAGGACCCATCCAAGAAGTAGGTGTGTGTGTCCAGATCGTTTGGTGGGGCCTCTTGCTCAAACTGTGCCTCGATGATGTGAAACCCACTGAGAAAGGTGTAGGTTCCCAAGGTTTGGCTAGACGGTCCAGTGTTAGCTTTCGCTGTAATTGTGGTCGAAAAGAACGACTTGCTGGTCAAGATTTGAGTATCAGACGGTTGCGACGAATCGGACTTGATCGTCAGAACGATGGCGTTACCGTTCGGTTTTGCTCGAGCATGGCCAATAAGGATGTACCGTTCACCACCTCCGATAGAGCTCAGCCGCCCTGACAACGACTGTGCAACGTAATAGTCGTCGCCTTCTTCAAAGTCCAACACAGCGTTGCCGGACAACGTCGCTAGTTCAGGACGATCACTAGAGTTACCCGCGAAATCAATGCCTGTAAACTCGCCGCTCGGCTGAACAGTTCCAGCTTCGTTGCCGCTGACCGCAGGGATATCGTTGATGTTCAACCACATCTGGACATTCTTGGCCAAGTTGTCAGGAGCCCAATACGTCATTACTCGAATCCAATGGTTAGCTTGATGTTGGCTGCACCAGTCGTGCTAGACACTTTGCCCCTCATGTGGGGGAAGATGCACACTGAGTGGCCCTCTAAAACATCCGACCCAACACGAGATACAGACTTGACAGTTACAAAGTTTGTGCCGTCTAGTGATCCTTCCAGGAGGACCGTCGCGTTATTGCTATCAATCTTGAACACAGCAACCCCGTTGTTGCTACGAATCACTCGGTCATTCAAGCCAGCATAAGGCGAGAAAGATGTGCCAGTAGCTGCTCCAGATTGGCTAGTAAGGTTGAGCAAATTAGAGACTCTCATCTTCGAGATCCTCGTCGTCGTTTGGGTAGTCGTCTTCTTTGAACAAGATGTCAACCGCAACTTCAGCAAGAACACCGGACACAGTCCACTTGTTCATGTTGAACTCAAGCGCGTAGTTTGTAACCAATTGCTCGAGTTTGTGCTTGAGATGTTGCCTC